GCTGAAGTTGATATTTCTCGTTTTCTGAGCCGTAAAGTTCAGATTTCGAAAATATCTTGGTTCGTTGGTGTTAGCGTTGCCTCGTTCCTTGACCCATGGTTCCTATTTTTAAACAACTCTGCAGTAAAAAACAAACTGCAAAACTACAACCTTATTAAAGGCGATCTTAAACTTACTTTTTATATCAATGGTACTCCTTTCCATGCTGGATTGGCGCTAGCTAGCTACTGTTATCTTAATGGTGGCCAGGAATCTATCACTATTGGGGGTGACACCCAATTGGTGACACGTTCACAGCGTCCACACATATTTTTGAACCCCAGCACTTGTAAGGGAGGAACCATCTGTGTACCATTTTTCTTACCTCAAAATTATCTCTCCCTAGCTCTACCCACTGTTTCTTCAAGCCATATTGGTCGGCTTAACATTGACAGTTTTGCTCCTTTGAAACAGATAAATTCTGGTACTGACGCTGTTACAATAACCATCTTTGCTGAACTAGCTAATGTTCAACTCACAGGTCCTACCATGACCTCGGTATCTTTGTCTGGTGATGATCATCTTGATTTCAGTGCTTTCTTTCTTGAAGCTCAGGCTGATGAATACACTACTGAAGGTGTAATCTCCGGTCCAGCGTCAACAATTGCTAATATGGCAGGTAAGTTAACGTCAGTTCCTGGCATTGGTCCTTTAGCCCTTGCAACGCAAATGGGAGCTCAATCAGTAGCGGGATTTGCTAGATTTTTTGGATATTCAAGACCTATTACTCTTGAAGATGCTAAACCCGTTCGCAACATGCCAGTTCACAATTTAGCATTGACAGAAGGGGGAGACACTTCACAGAAACTCACTGTGACTGGTAAACAAGAGATCAGTATAGATCCCTCCACTGTAAACTTACCTCCCATAGATGAATTATCACTTGACTACCTCACACGCAAAGAATCTTACTTAACATCATTTAATTGGGATGTAGTAGACACTGTTGATTCTACCCTATTTGCCTGTGACGTTGACCCTATGGCTGAACGCCGCTCTTCTGTTCCAGGGGGACATCTAATTATACCAACTGCCCTCTCTTTTGCGTCACGACCTTTTAACGCTTGGAGTGGTACTCTTCATTATCGATTTCAAGTAATTGCATCCCAATATCATCGAGGGAGATTAGCAATTATATATGATCCAATTGGGCCCGTTATTGGGGATCCTTTTAACACAACATATAACACTATCATTGATTTAGCTGATGGCAGAGATTTCACTGTGTCTTTTAAGTGGCAGAGTGATATGGGTTATCTTACTCTAGACAAGTCGAACACTAGAACTTTTTTCACACAAGCCACTCCAAACATTAGGGGTTCATCTGAGCCCTTTGCGAATGGTCTTTTCTATGTTCGTGTTGTCAATGAATTAGTCGTTCCTGACGCCGTTAGCGGGGTCAAGATCTTGGTTTCTGTTTCTGCTGGTGACGATTTTGAATTAATAAATCCCACTGGTGAAGGCATGGCTCTCTCTTTATTCACACCTGTTGCTCAATCTTCGGATACAGCAGGTTCCTTCAACATGTTTGAGCTTGAAGCTCAATCAGCAGTTGAAATAGTTCCCGAAGAAGAGAATGCGCCAGAATCTGAGATTAATTCTATTGATTTGATGTCTGGAGTACACATTCATGAAGAACAAAAACCCTTTGTCTTCTATGGTGAGAAAATTTCATCAGTGAGACAGCTCCTCAAAAGATAC